TAACTCTTCGTTTTGATCAATTTTTGTTTCTTGAATGTCTTTGTTCATCATTGCCTTCATGTTTTCTAAATTTAATCTTTGTTCAGCTTCATTTCTCTTAGCTTCGTTATCTCTTGCTCTAATATCAAGTTCTCTTGCTCTTAATTTAGCAATTGGATCATGATCAAACTGAGAAGTAACTTTTTTCTCTTCCTTCATAAAGTCTTCCATCATTTCAGCAATCAATACTGCTTTTCTAGCTTCAATTTTTTGCTGCGTCAACTGCATTTGCTGTTGAATTTGTGGATTTTGTTGCATTGCTTGTGGATTTTGTTGCATTTGCATTTGTACTTGTTTTAATTGTTGTAATTCTTCTCTAAATTCTAACTCAATTTGCTCTTGAGCCATTAAACTTATGTGTTCTAAACAGTTTTTCTCTAAAGCAGCACTAACCATAGGTGCATTTCTTGCCATGTTAGTTGCCATAAAATTTAAGTGAGCTGTAATGTGTGCTCTGTGGTCTTGACCTGGGTAAGCTCTAAACGGCATACCTGCTAAAGCATCAATATGTTCTAGTGCTGGATCTTTTGGAACCATTTGTGGTTTAGGTTTTAAAATAAGATCAATGTTTTTTACACCTAATGCTTCATACATATTTCTATACACTTCATATTGATTGTGCATTCTTGGATTTGAGGCTGCCAACTGCAGTTCCGTCTGTGCGAGAGAGATACGCTGTGTCTGAGAAAAGATATTTGGATCTGCAACTGGCAGAATATCTACGCGGCTGTCGAAATCAGTTTGCATAATTTGCCTTTGACCCCCAACAACATCGTATGGATATACGGGTGGTAGATATAACTTGAAAACTCTTGCCATTAAATTGAATTCTTTCTTCATAGCGGCATATAATCTTTTGTGTATAGCCGACATTGTTCTACTTCCTCTTTCTAGAAGCGCAACGGTCGTGCCCACTGCTGCTTGTTGATTACCCTCACCTACTTGCAGGTCCGCAATGGATGCGAATCTTTGTCCTGCTTGTACCACGACGCCCATAAGTGCTAATAATGTTTGTGAAGGTTCCTTGAAAGGAAGCATCATGAATGCATCTTTTAAATTTCCGCCTGGTGCGTCTACATCTCTAAATTCTCCAGGTTGGATTGATTGTGCTTCATCCCTCATCTTTATGCCACGCATTTTAAAACCAGCTGGCAAGTTCGATAGTGTTCCTGCATCAAGAAGTTGTCTTAAAGCTGCTGTAGCTGTTCTTGATAGTCCACCAATCATATGAATTAAACCAAAACCATAAAATCCAAGTCCTGGTAAAAATTTGAAATGAACAAAGTAATCAACTTTTTTCTTTGTAGGGTCGTTAATCTCGTAATTTCTTCTAATCGATAGAACTTTTCTTGTTCCTTCTTCGATTGTCACAACATAAGGAAGTTTAATTCCTGTTGGTTCTCCGTCTTGACCAGCATCTTCAAAACCTTCTAAGTCAATATTAACATGAGCTTCTAAGATATTATAAATACGATCTTCTCTACCTTTAGTCATGCCTTCAAGTTTTCTTTCTTTTTCTTCAGCTTCTGTTTCGTGTAAGAAAGTTGGATTAACTTCTATATCTCTATAGAAACCACCCACTTGTTGTTTTCTTAATTCGTTTTCACTCATTCGAATAATATGAATAGTTGATTCACAATCTTCTAATGAAGTTGCTGTATAAGGAACCACTAAGTCATCTGCTGGAACAAATTTAGAAACCGCTCTTTGCATTAAAGAATCATAATAAACTTTTTTAAATGCAGAACCTGCTAAGGGTAAATAAAATAACATTTGATCAAATTCAGCTTCGTATTCTTTCATACGATCCATAATTTGATAGTTCATAAAATCTTTTACACGTTGAGCTTGTTGTTCTTTCATTGGATCAATTTTACCAATAATTTGAGTTCGTACAGGTCCACCGGATGGTAATAATTCTTTGTAAGCTAAGGATTGAAACTGAGTAACAGCTTCTGCTAGTACAGGGTGAGTTGCACCTGATGCACCTTTGAAAGGTTCTGATCTGTCATCATATTTAAATCCTAATAAATCTAAACCTGATACATAAGCTCTTTCCCAATCTTTTCTTGAATTTTTATAATCTGTGTAATCTGTGTATATTTTATGTCCTAAAGGATCTAAAACAGAATCAGGTAAAAGTTCTGCTAAGTTTGCAAAGTGATCTCTTGTTTCACCTGGATTAACCGCATTAGGATCAAAACTAATATCAACACTACCATCGTCATTTTGTTGAATATCCGCAGGTTGAGTCATTTCTTGAGCAACTTGTTCTTGCTGTTGTTCTTGAACTTCCTGTGGACTAGGTAGTTTGATTGTTTGTTTTACGTTAGGTAACGCTTTATCTATCTCTGCCATTATTTCTCCTAGTATCCTCTACCATGTTTTCTTAAATAATCCAAGCCTCTATACTGGGGTCCTCTTTCAGGTGGCGTGGTTCTTGTTAAACTGGC